TCTGGCCCAAGTTTGCTCATGTTGCTGGCCATGATAATTCCCAAGACATCATCGGACTGTAGTCCGTACTTGGCAAGCTGGCTGGCGCAATAAACCATGATATCGCCAAGCCAGTCAGCAATGTCTGTCAGTATGTCTTCGTCGGCCTCCAAGTTCTGGGAAGACTCAGCTGACTGTAAGATGGGATAAACTTCTTTGAGTTCCTCAAGCAGGATGTCGTAGAATTGGTTAAGTTCCCGGACAAGCTGTGGACGCGCAGGAATGGTCGGGGCCGCAGGGCAGGCCAGATTGTAGAACTTGTTGAATGCTCGAATCTTTGAATCAAAATGTGTAACTCTTTCCGGTGGCTCCGCAGATGCAGTTTCAGTGTTGGGCTCGAGTAAAGAGACTGTGACATCTTCAATCCCATCCATGTTATATACACGCCCGGCGATCATATCCAGCATTTCATTATGCTGTTTGCTGACTTTGAGTGTGAGTTTGATTTCCACAGTCTCAAAGTTACCTTGAAGTTTTGCAGCAGTCATGAGAGTCCTTTCAACAAATCAGTTAACGAGAAACCAAGCGGCAACACAAGCAATAGCCACCACAAGGCACAGGCCAGATAGAGACAGAAGAAGCGAAAAGATAAACTCTTTGTCCAGGTCATCGAAGTCATCCTCCTCAAAGTCCGGCGGTTCATTTCGGTACTGTGTCACGTCATCCTCGTGCAAGTTCTTTATTGATTCCGAGCTGCTCAAGGAGCTTGGGCCCGGCGCTGTAATAAACAACTCTGTTTCTCATTCCCCTGCTATAGGTTGTTCGCTTGGAAATCCAACCCAGAGCAATCACATTGTACAGAGAGTTTGCTACATTGTTGTGCGGGCTGGCGTAGACTTCAAATTTTGTTTTGATATCTTGCGCTGTGAGTTCTTCGTCTGGATTCACAGAGAAGTACATGAGCGCATAGAAATACATTGGGATTTTCTTTGTGCGATGTGTCACTTCTTTCCTTTCTTGTCATCTTTCTTTGCTTCCTTCCGCTTGTCTGCAGCAACATATTCTTTGCCAACAGACTGAGGGACTCCAGCTTTTCGTGCAAATTCTAGGCTGTGTGCCACAGCTTGCATGAAATCATGTTGCTTTTTGGATTTGCTAGGCATTGTTCTTCTCCTTTATACGACAGCAGTCGATCACCTCACACACGCCGTCCTCGGCGATGTCGCAGGGGGTTTGAGTTTGCTGCGCCAGCGCTTTGCGGAGGGCGGTGATGCGTTCGTCGTACCACTCTGTCCCTTCGGGATGCTTGATCTTTTCCCGTGTTGTGACGAACACGCGGCTGTTCTCCAACGCCTCCAGCGCCTGTTGCAAAATTTCTCTGCTAACAGTTACAGTTTCACCCATGATTAGTTTCCTTCAACAATGAGAAGTCACAATACACATGACGATTGCTTAGCATCTTGCGTACAAGCAAATATCCCTGTGCATTACTTGTTTTGCTTCGTGTGATGTATTGAATCTTTCCTCCTTGTACAAGTCCAGCGAGAAGTTTGTTGAGATCTTCAGGCTTGTCAAGATCAGATTGAACTTGCTTCCATAGGCTCGGGGTGTCCATTGGGCCCTTGGCGTCTGTCAGCACACTGATAAGTCTAGCAGCAACATCTGAGTTCTTTGCCTTGCCAAACTCTCCCATTGCACTTGGCATTCTATGTTCAGTGTATGTGAGCAGTGTGTTTGCAAAGAGTACATCTTCTGCTTTTATCTCTGTTCTCAATCCTGCAGCTGCAGTCAGAAGACATAGTTTAAGCAGGTGAGTGTAGCGCCGTGTGCTGTAGTGTTTGAACCGTGCGTCTTCAAGTCCATCGAAGCTGTGATAGATTGTCTGCAGCATGTCTCTTGCTTTAGACGTGATCGTTGCTTCACCGTAGACTTTGGTCTTGATTTCAAGAATCGTGTCAATCAGTGTCTGTTTAAGATCATCTGACGGCTTCTCAGGAAATGCAAACTTCTTTCCACTGGCTTCACCATGCACAAGTATAAGTCTTGACATGAAGCCTTGACCCAACACTTGTGGCGGAAATGCTTCTGCAAAACCTGCGTGTGTGTTGCCACTGAGAATGTTGATCGTGGGCTGGAATATATTGACACTGCGACTTGTCTTGAGTCTCTGCTTGAACGGGGCGTTTTGGTCATCCCAATCCCATAGACTTCCCAGAAGACTTAGGAACTCGAGATTGGCAGAACCAACAAATTCATTGAACTCATCAGCCACAACAAACACTTCTCTAGGATCTACGCCGATGTAGTCATCCCCGAAAAGGTTTCTCAAGACTTGCCCACTGTCTTTTACGCTTCCATCGTCCCCTTCAACTCCTTCCAAGTCCAGGAGAAACTTCTCTTTCGATGTGCGCTCGGCACTGAACTTATCATACCCTGTGGCGCTGAGCACTCTCTTTCCCATCTTAATGGCTGTACTTTTTCGTGTGCCTGGATCTCCTATCAGCATGACGTACATATTTGGGAAGATACGAAAATCCGCAAATGGAAGAAAGTATTGTCGGCCTAGACTTGCAGCCAAGCACGACATAAGACTCCATCTGTGAAATACCATTGGCGGCTCTGTCTTCTCTGTATATTTGAAATACAAATCTGACAGGCTATGTAGAGTTGCGGACATAGCTGTCTCACTTTAGGTTGGCCCAGACCCTTTCGCCTGAGTTCATGTCTGGAGGGATAAGCATTGTGCGCGTGACTCCATCTACGCCTTTGATTTCTACCGGACACTTCATGCGTCCCCTGACAATATCAGGAGTGCCAGCACCGCGGTAAGCAAAGAACAGAGAATCATGAATCTGGGCCTTAAGTCGCACCAGACCGCGAAGATCCCCGTACACAGAATCACGCCAAATAGAATAGAAAACACGATTGATGATTGAGACTGATAGATTTTGCGGACCGTGTGCAACTGCTGCGTTGAGTGCTCGTTTGTCTTTGGTAGGGTCTGAAAAGAAGTGCCGAGTCCAGCCCAGTGGGCTGACAAGTTTCTTGGTCAGTTTGATTGTTCGCTTGATGTCTTCGTACCAGTCTCTTTTAACTTCGGGGTAAGTGCGTTCATATGTGCCCAAGAGATGCTGGCAAACTTGGATAAGCGTCCACTTTCCGGGAAGTCCGAGAAGTGTTCTTGCTTCCGCAACTGCTTTCGGACCCATCGTTTCGAGTAGAACGCCCGGCCCCATGTTGTAATTTGCTCCGTGGTTGACTCGCTTGGAGAGATTACGCAGTGGCTTGCCAACAGATTCGTAAGCGACTCCAAAGAACTTATGCGCGTTCCAACTGTGGTAATCGTATTTCGATTCCACCAGCTCGATAAGAGCAGAACATCCTGACATATATCCAACGCATCGAGCCTCACTCTGTGCATAGTCTCCTTCTGCAAGTCCATCCCAATCATTGTCACAGATAATCCATGACTTAACTGCTGGACCTTGAGGTATGTTCTGTATTTGGAGTCCAGTCCAAAAACTTGATTCAGTGCTAGCGAGGCGACCCGTGTCAGTTCCAGCAGGGTTGGTTTTGTAGTACAGTCTTCCATTCCAGAATTTCTCCCACACGAAATACGTTGACAGAAGTTTGGCTTGCTTGCGATAAGCAAGAACTGCAGAGACTATGAGTTCATTGAACGGATGCACTGCTGCCGTGGCGTTCATAGCCTTGGCATCTGCGCTTTCCACGTCTCCCATGCCAAGAACTTTCAGGAGTCTCTTGCATTGGTCAGGACTTGCAGGATTAAATCCCTCTCCAAACCAGGCTTCTAGTTTCTTTTGCTGAGCTTCTAGTCTTGTTTCTGCAAGTGCCTTGGCGCTGTCAAATGCGACACGATCAAGACTCAGCCCATCTGCTTCCATGTGCAGGCACGGAAACACAAGCGGAAATTCCTGGAGATAATTATTGACTGCCCAAGCTGGAGCTTCATGCAGCATGGAAAGAAACGCCATCAGCGTGGACCAGCAGTCCTTGGCGTTGTACTCCATCATGTTATATTCACTGCCGGCAGAATCATCTTTCCAGAAGCGCACAGTCCGCACACAGAATGCAGTGATAAAGTCTAGGCGCTTGGGAAGTTCTGAATACCAGGAGTGAAAGAAATGCTGAGTGTCATAGAGCCAGTTATTTACTGGCACGCCAAAGCGCAGGAAGTATAAGTTGTCATACATCCCGTTCTGAAAGATCTTGCCTGGCGCCGACGCATTGAGTTTGCGGACAAACTGGTGCGCCAGCATATCTTTGAAAGGCACTACAACGGCGTGTGTAGTACCGTCATCAAACAAAGCGCAATAACCAACACAACGAATGCGGCGTAAAGGATCATCGATAAAGGTCTCAATATCCACAGCCAGCAAGCGTGCAGAACTAAAGCGATCGAGAAGTGCTTGGCTCTTAGAACTGCTCCAAATTTCCCAAGTAAATTGTGTCTGCGGGAACCAATCCTCAGGACGTGTGAGTTTGGATATGAACCGCTTGAAAACAAACGGACCTTCCGCAGTTGTGACGAGATGTGATAGCGGATTGAGGATAAGAACCGGGAGATCATAGTTGATTCCTAGTTTGATTCCAGGGATCGAGAAGAAAGAACCAGCGTAATCATCTAGGCTGAGCCGTCTTTTCAGTCCACGCTTATCTAGCGGATGACGGAAGTCGTCCAGCGCTTCCAAGAGTGTGGTCATTGTCTTGGCGTTTGTAATAATGGCTCCTTCCAAGTTGTGCGCTTTGACTTTGGAAGCAAAGCTGCTCAGATATTCTTCATCTGAGGCACTGACCTTTATAGAATGCGCACCCACTAGTTCATTGAGGCGCGGCAGATATGGCCTGTCTTCTGGCGTGGCGAATAGTGCTAGTCTCATGGCTTGGTTTGTGGGTTGGAAATCTGTGAAGATTTTTGCTGCAAAGTAAAAAGCCCGCAGAAGTCTGCAGGCTCTTGGATTTGAAGCAATCAAATCATGGAGTCAAAGACTCACAGGACAACAACATCCCTCAGGCGGAAGTTGAAACGCTCGGCGTCTTTCTTGTCCTGACTGCGCTGCAGACTCGCAGCCACAGAAACTTTGTTGATCTGAGCGATGGTTTCACCCAGCGATCCCGTGCCGAAATGTCCAGAGAATGGAGCGCAAGCCTCCTTCAGATAGCCCAGGCCAAAATCATTGACCGTGCCATCCTTCTTGAAGGGAGAAAAAATCTGCGTGAACTTCTGGCCCACGGCAGCTTGCTTTTCTTCTTCAGGATTCTTGACTTCATTCACGCTTTCCACTTCGTAGGAAAACTTGATGTACTCATTGCCACTGGTGCCAGATGCTTCACGGGAAGCCGTCACGATCAAACCATAGTGGCCAGTCGGCGGAACACCCACAGGCGGAAGATCATCGATGTCATCCATCGAGGCGTTCATCAGGGAATCGAGATCGGCAAATGCAGCTTTGGACATGATTGTCTTTCAGAAAGAAAATTTGGTTTGAACAGATGGTTGGAATGTTAGAGTCTTTGGGTTACTTTGGATCTCCTTTTAGTCTATCAACAACAAGTTGTGTGTATCCTACGATGTCAACCCAAGAGTCGAGATAGTTAGGATCACCGTTGAGAATGCGCCCAATCTTGTGAGCAACCATTTCAAGGGCTTCTTTCTGATCGTTCTCAAGTTCGCGCCATCTATCACTTAGGTGCATAACGGTCTTGAGTCTTTGCGTAACTGCAGCGTGGTCAACAAATCGACCATATCTATTGCCGCGCTCACGCAAGATTTCTTCGATACTTGGAAGTTCTGGAATTTGGTTTCTCATGGTTTGGAAAAGATTTGGAAAGAAACGAAAGACCACTGTAGCAGTGTTCATCCGCGATGTCAACCCCTACGGAATAGACTTACCAGCGAGAGTTCGCCTCCTTTCTTTTCATCAACATCAATCGCAAGTCTCGATCCTGTAATGATCGTGGGACTGTAAGTGCTGGAACTGAAAGCTCTGTGCTGTTTATTGACAACAGAGCAATGCACTACTGTGTCAAAATACTTTGCACTTGTCAGCGAGAAGTTCCGGGTGCCGGCGACTGGCACAATCTTCTCACGCCCTTCCAAACTCTCGCTTTCCAACTCATGGCTGATTGCCACAATGTTGATGTCAACAACTTGGATAAAGCTGAGGACTTGCTCCATTAGTGCGCCTTGCACTCCGTAGTCTACAAACGTGCGCTTGTATTCTTCGCCTCCGGGCTTCTGGAGTTCTTTAAGAATGCCCTTGTTCATGGCGCTATTTGCAAGCTGAGACAGGGAATCTATGACAAGAATGTCATCTGCTCCTAACTTGGCTAAGTCAATTTCTGAGAACTTGGCGCCGGCAGCTTTGGCACAGAGCGGACAAGAAACTTTGCCGTGGTCTGCACAGATACGTTTCATTCCGCCGCGAAAGATATCCCGCAGAGTATCAATGGCAATCGGATACAGCCTGTGATCAGGGATGCTGATGACATTGACATTCTTGCGGAACTGCGGCGCCAAGATATCTGGATTAAGCAGAGTCTTGATTCCGTTCTCAAGATCAAGCCAGTGCAGTTTGAAATGCTCTGCAAGTTTGCCGACAAGTGCAGTCTTGCCTGACTTGGGCGCACCGTAGATCAGAGCCTTGGTGCGGGCACTGGAAGAAAATTCATCGAGATTCATTGCCTGAGTCCTCTGTTTTGACTGGCGAAAACATTTTCAAAAATCTTGGAATAGACATGACAGACCTGCTCATATCTTTCCGGTTCCAGCTCAATGTGAACTGAAACATAGTACATGAAGCCATCATCCTCGCCGATGCGCTCAGTCTTCTCAGTGTGCAGGCGGATGACAAAGGGCAGCACATCTTCTGGCGTGTCTTTGCTTTTCCAGTCCTTGAAAAGTGCAAGCTGCTCTGTGCGCAAAATTGTGCCAATGACTTTGCAGATTGTTTCTGATGAATTGTGCAGCTTGGACATGAGCACAATGGGAAACATGACTGCATTTCGCAGGCTTGGATCAGCACTTGGCGCCGCCACCATGCAAAGT